TCTTCGTTACAGCATTCCAATGTATTTTGCGCGGCTGCGTTTAAAATAAACTCTAATGCACGCCAATTGAGGTTTTCCATAGCCACTCCCGAACAAAAGCACTGTACAAGTATACAGTAGTTATTCGCCCGTGAGAATTATTGATTGCATAACATCAAATATGCAATACCAACAACAAGTTGATATCATTTCCTTTCAAAGCAATCATTTAGTAACTTGATTTATTCTTTGCCACATGTTAATTACCGCAATCAAAGTGCAACTATGCACATACTGAGGATTTACAATGTTAGAAAATTGCTTTTATAAATATACAACACTAAATACAAACATTATTAACTCAATTCTTTGTAATAATATATGGCACGCAGAAGCATCAACACTCAATGATCCGTTTGAATTGAACTTTGGGTTTAAGCGTAACATGCCTACAAATATGAATGACCTAGCTGCCTTATTAGAACAATGTAATTATTTCACCGCGCCAAAAAATCGTGAGTCTGAAAAAAATGCATTCATACAAGCATTTCTAGCAAATCAGCATGACAAAATTCATGAAGCCACAACGACAATAATTAAAAACGGAGAAGAATTGTTTAGAGAACAAGTTAAACAAGCTCATCCTTTCATTTGTAGCATGAGCAATATAAATCACGAACCTCTAATGTGGTCACATTACTCAAACGGTATGCAGGGAATTTGTATTGCCTATGATAAGAGTAAATTAGAACACGCAGACCTAACTCTTCAAAAAACAATATATCGTCCATCATTGTACGATGTTGACTTTATAAAGGTTTATTTGGATTACAAACGGAATAGTTCAAATTTTGATTCTACCTCACTTGGAAAAGTTTTTACAAACAAACATATACGATGGGAATATGAGGAAGAGTATCGTTCAATTATATGGCCTACCTCAGACCAACTGACTTTAAAAGGCATCTCACACCCACTAAGTGATAACTCCATAAAAGCTATTATTTATGGACATCGTATTTCATCATCAGACTTAAATACTTTAAAAAAATTAGCAGAATTAAAAAGATTTCCACTTTACAAAGCATCGCCAATTTATAGTGAACTAAAAATCGACGTTACTAAAATGAACTAATTATTTGACCGTCTTACTCAATTCCCTTACTGAAAGTTAGCAAGGGAATTGTTATTTAGCGTAACTGTAGATATGTTCCAATAATTACGGTTTTCGTTTATTATCTAAACTAACCATTTTTACTATATAGTACTCAAGGACTAAATATTCAACCTATTTTTTCTAACAATTTTTTAGGGCTAAGCTTTATTGGTCCCCATTCAATATTCCCAAGACTTAAAATACCACCAAAAAATTCAACTTGATTCTTATCATTTAAAGAATCAAGTAATAAATTCTGTTCCACAATTTTACTATTTAAACTTTGAATAGTTGTGTTTTTTAGCTCTAAAATTGCTTCTTTCATCTGTATTTGAGTTTGAAAAAAACCAATTTGAGCTTGAAGATTTAGTACAATTGTTTTGTCATAAGTTGAATTAGCAGTAACAGGTAAATATTCCACATATGGCAATGATATATATTTATAAAAAAGTTGTTCAACTTTATTTAAAACATTTTTTGCATTTTCAGGAGCAACAATGATTTTTGTTTCATTACCATTTTGCTCCGAATAAATATCGGCTTTAATTCCAATTTCTGATAACAGCTCACCAAACCAAACCAAGTACTGGGTACATACAAATTTATAACTCTCAGGAAATCTAAATACTTTTACTAATAAATCTTCTTTAATATTTTTATTTAGTGTTATAATTACTTTTTCTAAAGTATTTTCCACATGATTTATTAACTCATTACGTAAATATTCTATTTCCCCATCATTTGATAAAGAAAATGCCTCTATATCAATATAAGAATTATGTTCATAAATAGTAGTATCCATTGCAGTAAATTTATTTACAGAAAACTCATCAATAAATTTTTCCATAAATACAATAGGTGTAAAAGGATGCGCCCATGTTGTAAGATCTAAAGAAAAATATAGTCTTATTTCAACATGTTCTTCATCTATTCTTTTCAATATATCTATTACAGAGTAGTCGCGACTCTCGTTAAAAAGATATAAATATTCCTCTTTTGTTCTCACACCTTGTGGAAAGGTATCTACACAAAGAGTTCTTAATTCTGCAATAATATCCTCACCACCATGACCATCTTCTCCAAATTCAAAATAGTTTTCTTCATATCCACAATGAACCTCATCTCCATCCTCATCTATGTAACTAAGTTTGGCAATATCTAAACTTTCACCATTTCTTAATAACTCAATGTATTTCTCATGAACAACTATTTTAAACTTCACAAAACCCCCTGCCAGAAAAAGTGTAAGATATTGATATTAAATAATTTATATGTTTTTATTGCTTTATTTATAGAAAAAAGACAGTCAACAAACTAGACTGAATTTCACTTTTAGTAAAGTGATTTCATATTGTGGTGATATACAAACATACATCATTAATCCTCTTACATTAATAGGTACGGATCCCCTGTATTAAAATACTCCGCATATTGTTCACACATGAACATACTTCTCGATAACTCACCCTCATAATCAACGGGCTTTTGATTATTGAATTGCTCATCACTCAACACACATTGCCAATAAGCTCGCTTATCTTTAAATCGGTTAAAACTATCTGAATATTCAATAGTTGCCGCTTGCTTAGCTTTCGCTACTATTTGGAGATAAGCTTCATCGTCTGATTTAGATTCCATTGACCAACCACGAGCACCTGCCGCCCAAAGAAGAAAATCCCATGCTTTATCTTCAGCACTCTTATCATCAAATGAAATACAAAATATGTTCTTGGTCGAGACAAAAACACCACGGTTCTTTATTTTTTCTCGCGTCGCCCTAATTTGTTTTTCAAGACGCACAATTCTGCCCGTCAATTTATGCACAACGTCATCTGGCTTTTTTGCTTGCTGGGCAATGGATTTTGCTTTTATAGTTTGTGCTAGCTGCTTTTCCGTACGACGAATACTGCGATTCAAAGGCTTGCGCCACTGCTCTAATTTATAACCACACTCTTTAATAATGGCTGCCATATTGCTAGCTTCAAAACTGGCAACACATTCCCATGCAGGCGCACGACTGCATTGAGCAATATTGTAACGATTTCCTTTTATTAACCCTTGATCGGCATTATCACCTTTGGCTGCATACCCCACTGCTTTGATTAAGTAGGTTCCAGCGGCCTTCGGCTGTTTAATACGTTGCAAGTTCGCCATGCCATTCCCCCAAATTTTCTCTATGCGTTTTGCCCAAGCAGAGAATAACGGCTTGGGTACTTGCCAGTTTAAGAGCACATGCACATGAGGGTTGGGTTCACCATTCTCATTGGCTGGACACTCTGCCACCCAAATATAATGAAAGTCTGCAGGATCTTGCGTTGGACCAAATTCACTGGTTTTAGTATGACCCGCCACCTGCTTATCTTCTAATTTGCAGTATGGTGCGCCACTGTCTAGATCAACCTCTACGGTATGATTCGCTTTCCAGCCACGATGGTATATTTTTTTTGCACTATCCAGAAAACGGCTAACCTCTTTACCAATGGTTGTTTGAGCAGTTTTCGTTAACGTAAATTCTTTTGCCGGCTTAGCAAACAACGGCGAGTATGATCCTGCAATATCTCCATTTTTATTCATCACCTTAACCGAACCATCATTATAAATTTCGACTGTCGCTGCTGGATTTTCGGCGCAAGTATCAATGTAACAATATGGCCCTGCAATATCATGAACCGACTTAGCCATATTTCTTTTTATTTCTATTGGGGTATTAGCTCCATCAGTACATTTTAGTTGTGGACGACCACGTAACATTGATCGCGCACCACGGGTTTTACTGGCTGGTAATGGCCGTTCTGGTAATGTGCAATACGGAGCTGCATCGCCATCTACCATACCGCCAAATATTTTATTTCTTTGTTCTTTAGTAAAAGTTAGGGTTAAAAAAGTAGTAAATCCACCGCAGCATGTTGCAACATAAGCACCAGATTCAAATATTTTACTCACTGCCCGCTTAGTTAAGCTTTCAGTAAAGCGATCACCAGCCTGAGCATCAGGCGCTGCACTTGAAGGTGTTTGAGTGTAAAGCTGGATTTTATATTGACCTGACCATTCACGATTCATCAGTCTTATTGAATTGGGATTAATTTTAGGGTCAACAATCTTCGACCTACCTTTAGGTGCTAAAACACAGGCTTTATTTCCATCGTCTGTAAGAGCGTACAAAGTGTCGTGAGAATAAAATGATTCAGCACTATCAAAGACTGTATTACCACGTAGTAGCTTACGTTCCTGTTGCAGAATCTTATCTAATTGGGCTTGTTGTGGGTGTGTCGGACTTTTGCGCCCTTGGACAAGCCTATTGTTTTCGGCACTACGTGCCGCCGCTTCGCGGATATGATCTGCATTATAAAACGGTAAAGAATCGGCATGACTTTTTTGTTTCTCAATAAAGAATTGATTATCACGATCGGTACGACTTAAATCCCAAATCTGTCTCGGAGTTAATTTACTTGGGCGAGGCCCACAAAAATCGAATCCTAAAAAACCGCTATTATAAGCGGCTAAATTCTTTTCTGTTTCATTATGTGGCTGAACACTAGCTGCCACATAAAAAAGGTCATTATCAGATAACATATTCATTCTTGATATTACCAATTAGATAGTTAAACTCTTTTAGTATCACGACAAAGATGTATGTTCATATGTTATTCATAACTCGGCAAACTCCTGTATATCACAAATCAAAAAGCCACCTTGGTTAGAACCTTTAACTAACACGCCATTTTGTTCTATTTCATATTCCAATTGAAATTTAGCTGATTCAATCGCTATTTCAAGATTATCAAACTCACCCAATTGCAAATTCATTACTTCTGCAGTGTGACGATTACGAACAATGCCACCATCAATACCCAAAAATACTGCTAAATAGTTCATCTCAATTACCTAAAATCTTTTAAAGGCCGATTAGCCAATGGTTTTAACGCTTCAAATAACGCATTCACTGCTCTATGTACTTTTGCCCTTGATACTTCATCCATCTCAGCAAGTGGCATTGATATATGAGCCTTGGTTAATCGAGCTGCAGAACAAATAGCCCGCCTTAAATCTTCAGGTAAATGGTCATAAATCAGCCCTACTGTTGATTCACTTCCAAACAATGCATGAATGTTTGCCAATGATTCTGTAGCTGACGGTATTCGATTCTGTAATTGCTGAGCCTGCATCATGATTTCAATTCCTTATGCCAAGCCGGGAATAGGTAAACCGTTCATCACTGCATCTGTACACATCGACATAAAAGGCGTGCTTGCCTGACAACGGTTCTCAACATCATTCATTAATAAAACCAACTCACGCATCGCGGCTTGGGCTTTACTAACAATTTCATTTTTCTTGCGCCTGGTTAAACGCTGTATCGTTTCTACTTCAACTAAGTGACGACTAATTTCACCAGCGTGACTATTAATTGTCATCGCGGCCATCACGGGTGATTTCCCCTCACCCATTGATGGCAACTTCACTGCAGTTAAATCCAACTCAAGCAACACGCTATTTACTAAATCACTGTTCCCGCTTTGCTTGGTAATGCTCACCAACTCCCGCACTGTTAATTGATGCGGTTGATTAGGATTCAGCTTGTTTCGTAGCATTTGTGGTTTCAACGCACATTCAATTGCAATCTGCTCTAAGTTCTCACGTTCAGAGAAACGAATTGCTGCATTGTAAAATACGTCTTGTTTGGGCTGAGGAATCGCATACATTGTTATCGTTCCTTGATATGTAACAATTCAAATGAAGTCAATTAACGGTTAGTGAATCATAAACACATCCAACCGAGTCAATTAAAGCAGTCAAAATAAGTTGACTACAATATGAAAGAAGACAGCCAAATTAAGGAAAATTAATCTCAGCTTCTTGTTGGGCAAGTCTTTGCATTGCGACCATATTAATTAGAGGCTTTTCTTTCGGTAGCTCCTTCTTCTTTATGATGATCTTTCCTTTTCGGATGTAATCAATAACGGTGCCTTTTGCCATGCCAGTAAGGTTGCAATATTGTTCAACTGTCACAAATGGGACTGGTATTGCTATTTGATAATTCAACATAGTGGTATCCTAAGAAGTTAAATAATTAAATTCGTTACTTATCGACTTCACTCGACCTAGAAGTAACTCACACAAAGATTATAGGACTCAAATGACTAACAATCAAGACCAATTGAGAAGATTTAGTTATTCAGGCGGAAAATCATATATAGCTAAATTGAAGTCAGTGCTAAATGAAACCACTGATGTAGGACTCGCACGAAGACTGGGGATACCTAAAGGTACTATTTCTACGTGGATGCAACGAGATACGACGCCATTTGAAGTCTCAATTATTGTTCATTTGGCCACAGGTCTATCATTACGCTGGTTACTTTTAGATGAAGGAAAGCCTTTTGAAACCAATTCGGCTGATAACTCACAATTAGCAAAGTTCTCTCAAGAGAAATTACAAAATGGTGTTCTAGTTGAAGATAACTGTAACTTCAACTTTGATATGACATTGTTAGAGCGCTACAACATCGATATTCAAAGCACCAAAATCATAGAAAATGATGCAGAGTTATTATTTATAAATATTCAAGAAACAAATCCAGCTTCTGGTCGTTACCTAATTGATATTGACGGGTCAATCTCTCTAAATCACTTGCAAAGACTACCTGGTAAAAAATTAGCTATGAGTTTTGGCGACACATCTATTGAAATATCAGAAAGTGACATTGTAGTTCTCGGCCGTGTCGCATTAGCTATATGCAAAGAGTAAATAGATAAAATATTGAAATAGTTCTATTACATATAATTACGGTAACTCTTGATGACTATATCTCAACCAGAAATTAAGGCATTTAATTACACAGGCGGCAAAGATTTCACCACTAGACTATTAACAGTTACTGGTGCATCTAATCTCAAGCAGCTTGCACAAATTATTGGTGTTCCAAGAACAACAATATCCACATGGCATCAACGAAATATGATTCAACATGAAATTATCGTTAGGATATGTCTAGCAACAGGAGCATCTTTAAAATATTTAGCTTTAGGTGAGGGTGAGCCATTTGATACAGAACAAACATCCTTAGATACATATCTAGATTTAAATATAAACAGCACTCCAGTTTTAGAATTAATTAAAGATCAGCCAATAACAAAAATACCTCAGTTTCCATATGATGGCGGCCGCTCAATTACTAAAAAATTAAAGATACTGGCTAATGTAGAAGAATTTCAAGATCTCGCAGAGGTATTTGATATCCCTCGCTCAACAATATCTACATGGCACACACGTAATATGACTCCTTTTGAAGTCATATTACGTACACATTTAGCTACTGGATGCTCATTAAAATGGCTCATGCTTGATCAGGGTGAAGCATTTGAGAAAACTGAAGATTCTTCAATAAAAACACTCCCTATAGAAAAAATATCAAATGGAAGTTTAGAAACTAAAGGCCATATCTCTTTAGATTTAATTACGCTAGAAAAATATGACTTGGAAGAATCAACAACAACAGTTGTAGAGCAAGATCATAATCTCTATTTTGTGAATACACTTGAGACTAATCCAACATCAGGTAGATACTTAATCGATATAGATGGTTCACTATCAATTAACCATCTTCAGCGTTTACCTGGTAAAAAATTGGCAATGAGTTTTGGCGACTCTTCAATTGAGGTTACACAAGAAGATATTGAAGTTATTGGCCGTATTGCAATGGTAATAGATAAAGAATAATGATCAATAATGAGTTAGTCGGTAAATTGGCTAACTCATTAATAGATAATAAAAATAAACTATTATCGCTTTGTTTGATGCTCTTTAAATGGAAACTCAATAAGAAGCATAACAACCTGAGAAAAAATTAAATGTCTGAATTTCTCTAGTGATTTTTTATTATTACGAATTTTATTAATATGTTTAGCAGCCTCGAATGTGGTTTTAGAGTTAATAACATTATACATTATTTTAATTTCTTTATCTTCAATACCATGTAGTTGAATATTAACAACTATAGACAAATATAATATGAAATTATAAGTGTAATCATATTTGGTTATATATTTTTCATTACTAAAAGTAAAAATCGCATATTGATTAAAACTTAAAAGTTTTAATCGTTGTTCATCATTATTCAATGATTCAATAATTGCCCCAACAGTTATTATTTTTTTTTCAAACTCCTTACTGTCATAAGATAATAAATGCTTTAACGAAGTGAGTATATTTTCTTGATCTAATATTTCTAATGTTTTTAAAAGCTCACCATAATAACAAATTGGCTTACCATTAACACATTTAACATAATTTCTGAAATTTTTAGCCACATCATCAAAATCAATAGACTTAATATTGAGTGGCTTGTCTAAACCAGCCATTAAATTATAATCAGGCAATCCATTTATTATTTTATCAGATATCATGAATGGAACTATATGATCTTCAATAGAAGAATCATCAGATAAAGATATATTTGAATAATTAGTTGGTGCAATGTAATGATCTATTTCATGAATTTTTTCTTTATCATAACACTCCTTCATCATTAAATATTCTTTAGTCTCTAGAGATAACCCTAGACTATTTAACATTTCGAAGATATATACTGACAGATTAAAAATTGCTGGATGAATATCAATATAATCACCAATTATAGATACTGAAGAATCTATTTTATGAATGTCAGTTTTCTTTACACCTTTTCCCTTTTTAGCCGCACTATATTCTTTTGAAGAAATCAAACAACAAAATCCAAGTTCAGGTTTTAACTGTTCAGTAGCAAAATCGTCAGTCATTTTAAAATCACTAATAACACTGCCTTCATGTGAGTTAAAGTTTCTTAACATTTTAATGACCAAAAAATCATTAGAATCAAATAAATCTTTTTTTATACGACCTTTCGTATCCTTTTCAAGAAGGTCGTTAGCGCTTACAGCTGCTATAAATAATTCATTTGTCGAACGAGAAGATTTGTTTTTTATAAAATCATTATAGTACTCAAAATACTCTGCAGCTTTTTTCTTGAATAGTTCCATTTTTATTCCTAAACAATATTTAAATTATAATATAATACGACTTATTAGTTAAAGTTACGATATATAATGGATAAATTTATATTGAAAAGCAGTCAATTTATCTGACCATAAAGCGTAATGCCTTAGTTGTATTCAGTAACAAACTCAACAAACCATTAACTACAATTTATTGTTAATATCGATGCAACAAATATCTTAAAATAAGGCTTACAGCCTTAATTTAGGTTGAAATGTGATCATGCAGTGCGCAAAAGATGCAAAGGTTATTGATGACCTCTATTGATACGCATAAATAGATTAACTTTAGTCAAATAAGGACAGAAAATATCATGACTATAGAATCAAATGAGTACACAGACTTAGATTATTTTATCGGGAAGATTGATGATTTAATCACAGAAGTACATTTTTATAATGACCTTTATTGTAATGCTGATTCAGTAAATATTATGAATAGAACATCAACTAATGCTTTTAATATTATCCAAAAAGCGATCCATAATAATATTATCTCATTAACAGTAAGTTACCTATATGATGCTGATAATCATAATAAAAAACAAAATTTAAGCCTACGAAACATACGACTTAAGTATAATGATATCATGGATGACGACCTATTAGACTTAATAAATGAAATAGAAAAAATAAAAAAAGAAATGGAAATTAAGCCTTATCGAAACTCAGTAATCGGTCATGCTGATAAAAAAATTCTAACAAAGGAGTGTAAACACCCAAAACACAATATAAAAACAGACATACTTATTAAGTTACTCACGAAATCTAGAGAGATAGCTTTAGGCTTACGTTTAAAAGATGCAAAACGAACTGGCAAAACTAGCTTCCCTAATGGTGGGGTAGATATTGTTAGAAATAATTATGCTGATGAACTTATTCGAAATTTAAAGTTTGGTATTGGTCAAGCCCAGCAAGATGTTTCTCCAAGGGGTTTGACACATATCACTTTAGATAACATAGAGCAAAAATAGCTTATTAGTACACATAAATAGAATTATTGTTAAATGACCGCCCATTGTGGCGGTCTTTTCCGTTACATGACCATACATCGTTATATTGTGTGATAGTTATTTATGCTATTTCGGTGGACGTATGTACTATCGTAATTATCACAGGGTTCAATGTACTTTTTAGAAAACCATAATGTTTTTTGGGGTCTCCTTGAGCTTTTGTCAAACAGTTACTGACTCTTCCATCAGCAAAATCGCGAGCTTTAGATTCAACAATTTCCCTACTATCGCCTTCAAATAGTACAAACGCTAATTCGTTAGGATTTTTATCAAATAACGGTCGAAATTTTTGGTTAAACGTTGATGTTTGTTCTCCGTGACTATTAGGATCTGTAATTATTTCAAAAAGATTTTCTCGAGAAGTTGCCAGTAAGAATTGTCTATTTCCAGTACAGTAGCTTTTCTTCTTAGTTACATGTATTAGTACCATCATTTGATATAGCATAGAGATTCCCTTCCTTATTTCGTTATGGCGCAATATAAATAGACTTACAAGTTATGTATTTTAGCTACCTGAATTGAAATTGTGGCCCCACAACTCATAATGATATGGTGGCATAAATAAATAGAAATAATGTTAAATGACCACCCTTTTTGATAATCTTTTTTATTACATTAAAACAACCTAACCCACTACTTAATCTCACCTCTGTTTTATTCCCCATAAACAAACATTGCTTTTTCCTAAAAAAATAATACTGTATATAAAAACAGTATTATTGGTTTAATATGGCAATCAGAAATCTAAAAGACAACAGCAAGAATCCATGGCTTTGCGAGTGTTATCCGCAAGGACGAGAAGGTAAACGCATCCGCAAGCGGTTCTCCACTAAAGGTGAAGCTATCGCTTTTGAACGTTTCACTATGCGGGAAATTGAGGATAAACCTTGGCTTGGCCAAAAAGAAGATAATCGACGTTTAAGCGATTTAATTAAATATTGGAAACTTGCTCATGGCATGACGCTTTCTAACGGTGAAAAAATCTATAGCCTATTAATACTTATTGCTGAGGCGATGAATGACCCAATAGCCTCTCGATTAACAAGTAAACACTTTTCAGATTTTAGAAAAAAACGCCTATCTGGTGAAATTTCATTTGTTGAAGATAAATGGAATAGAGGAACGGCAAGTATTGCTACATGTAATCTAGATCTAGCCTATCTTCGCTCTGTCTTTAATAAACTCATAGAGCTGGGCGAATGGCACTCCCCTAACCCACTTAAAGATATGAAGCCGTTTCGCAAAAAAGATAATGTAATGGCTTTTCTCACCAAAGAACAAATTACTATCTTATTAGACAGCCTAGCCACACGTCAAAACCCCGACATCATTAAGGTCGTTAAACTATGCCTATCTACAGGAGCGCGTTGGAATGAAGCGGCTCAGCTTAAAGGTAGTCAGCTAAGTAAATACAAAGTGACCTTTACTAAAACAAAAAGTGGTAAGAATAGATCGGTCCCTATCAGTAAAGAACTGTATGACGAAATATATCAACCGACTTCAGGGGCTTTATTTTCGCCATGTTATAATTCGTTTTGGAATCTACTTAAAACGATGGACTTTGATTTGCCATCAGGACAAGCATCACATGTATTACGCCATTCGTTCGCAAGTCACTTTATGATGAATGGAGGTAATATCTTGGTGTTGAAAGAAATATTAGGTCATTCTGATATTACAATGACCATGCGTTATGCTCACTTCTCACCAGATCACCTATCAGAAGCACTCACCAAAAACCCCCTATTTAGCCTATAAAAAATGGCGACAGAATGGCGACAAACATCATTAAACGTCGCCTAATATCATAAAAAGTCGTATTTACAAGTAATATAAGTCATTGATTAAAAACCTAACTCATTGTTTATAAATGTTTTTGTTTTTAATCGCTAACTTCTTCCATTTAACTTCGTTGCTGGTTCTGAAGGCATTCCATCATATGATGCGCGCCTTGAAAATCTTGAAAATAAATCCAAACAAGCGCTATTAACAGTAACGCCAGAATTCCAAGACGAACACGGCTACGGCAAAGATAAACCAGGCGAAGCGAACCTAACAGTAGCTTCAAACTGGGTTGGCGAGCAATTCAATTGCTTATCTTACACTGTTGAAATGCCATTTAAAGATCATAATAATCAGCCAGATAGCCTATACGGCTGGTCTCCAGAGCGTAGTATTGGCTTTGGCCATGACACCCTAGCAGCAGTACTTGCTGTTACTGATGATCTACGTTAACACCGATTCTCTATAAGCACCAAGCCAGCGGCCACCTTTTTAGGTGGCCGCTTTTTATTCACAATAATGAATAAAAACACAAAAACCTTAAGTGGATAACTTAAGGTTTTTTTAATGTTAAAACTAGCAAGTGGCGACAGGTAAATTTTAACCTCAATTAATCGTTAACACATTTATGGACAGAAATGAGTTAGAGCTTAGACTATATCAAGTGAAGATGAATAAACAGAAATGTAGCGAAGTAACCAAATTAACTTAACCACTATACAAATAAAAGACCGCCTCAATGGACGGTCATTTAACGTTAAATATTTTATACGCACCAACAAACAGGCACTAATTATTATATAAATAGCCCTTGAATCAAGCGTTAGCTATTATTAATCTAGATGCTCTTTTCTGTCGGTAAGTTTCTAGAGGTGTCATCAATAACTTTATGCAAATAATCGAAGCTAACACGCTCATAAAAAACACTATTTCACTAGTTAAATATTCAAACTGTGAATTTGAAAGCAACTTATTACAGATCATAAGCATAATGTAATGCAATATATAAATTGGGTAAGACAGTTCACCGATATCTCTATCTAATTTAGAACGTTTTAATGCGAAGAATATAAAAGGAATAGACATGGCAAATAAAATTAAAAATAAACTAAAGCTCATATCGATATATTCATAAAACGAGATGTATATAATATTAAACGTTAATGTTGTATAACCAATTTTCGTTTTAATTTTATTATCTATTTTATCAAAAAAAGCAGTGCTTATTCGGTAGCTGAGGCTGCCTAATAGGAAGTAACAAAGCTCAGATGGGAAAAATCGATATGACCATGGGTCATTTGTAAGGTCAGCCAAGACTATAAACTTTATTGAAAAACTAATTAAAGCAATAAGTAATATTAACTTAATACTTTTTCGAAGGATTAATGGGGCTATTAAATAAAATGTTAATTCAACAGCTATGCTCCACGCAGGTGGGTTTAAAAGAAATTCAAATAACATAGGTGTTGTAGTTCTGAAATCTTCAGTAAAAAATAGAGTTCCATTGCTAGTATCAAGACCTAAAAACATTACTAGATCTTGCCCGAAAATTAGAATGTTACTCAGAACAAGAAAGATAAAACTGAATAAATTTATGTCATCGAAATATTGATTGTAAATTTGAAGTTTACCTAATGAATCAAAAGCAATAAATGAAGCTAGGCTCATCCCTATAATCAAAACTATCGATAAAATGTAGATTGGATATATCTTCAAAAATCTATTTTGGATAAAAATTTTATAACTACCAGCACCTGTGTATTTATTATTCAATATCATAGCCATGTAAAAGCCTGAAATAATAAAAAACAATTCTACTGCTTTATCGCCACCTATTAATTTAAAGCCAAAAAAAGGCTCTGAATGAGCAATTACGACTGACAATGCTAAAAGTATTCTTAAAAAACCCATCTTACATCCTACAAATATAGTTAAACCGCGTTCATGGGATTCTATAATTGCCCCAATTGGATGCATAATAACTGAAAAGTAACAAATACTTTAATTATATCCTCTTTAATATCATTCATATCAATAATACATCCACGAGAGTCATCATGAGTAAAATTAATAATTTCATGACTATTAGGTATAATATTATTATTACTTAAACATACTAATTTATATACGTATATTAATTACTTCACTAAACTTTCAAACGGTATATTTTTGAACTTAATAAAATTCACCAGAGGCATAAAAAGTAAAGCAATGACATTATCACCAATTCGTCTTGTATAATAATTATCTTCAAGAAGTACAGACGTAAGAACTACTAAAAGACAACCGTGATCATTAGTTTGTCAAAAAACGCCACGGAAAACACACGCATTCCAATAGTATCAATAACTTAACAATTAACCGAGATCATTAAACGTGATCATTAAACTGAAAAAAGGTGTAATTTAGATCATTCATTGAAATTTTATTTAAGGCTCTGAATGGTATTTTAAGCGCATCACTCAAGCTGCCAAGCCCCGTTATTACTGGGGCTTACGCGTTAATTTGCTGCAGTTCTACACGACCAGAACTGCGAAAAATAAAACTGTAAAATTTTTTAGATCGTAAAGCCCGCAGGTGGGGAGGAGTAGTGCGGTTTCCGTGGGGTTTACGTCACCGTGATAGATTCCGTGGGGGACTGTGCGCTTCGTAGTTGGGTTGGTGATTGTTGTTCCATACCT